TATAGGAGGGAACATCTCATTATATGACAGACCATTTTTTGCTTTGATCGGTTTTGCTTTGTTCATTGTATTCTCCAATATAGAAGATCCTCCGTCTTTGAGTTTTCTTCCTTTGTTAACTAAATTCTTAGCTTGATTATATGACATTCCCATATCATTTGCAAACTGGCTTATTCTTGTCATCCTCTTGCCCTCCTTATTTGTTCTTTACCTTTTTTAAAAATTTGTGCAATTTTAGTTTTTCCCATTACCTTTGCTCTTTGCTCACCGACTGTAAGTATTTGTATCTTTCTCGCAAAAGGTTTATTGATTTTTTTAACCTTGGCAACAGTTGCTCTGGCATCCGCCTCCGTAGCAAATTTGATACTAACCGTGTCTTTAGGGTTTTCATCCGTATATAATCTTCTGCCCGAACCTTTAGGTTTTTTACCTGTTCCAACTTTTGGATCTCTACTAGCCACTAACTTTTCGTCTTTGTATCTTTTGTTCTAGATGACTAATTAATATTTGTCTCATCTTCTCTGCTCTTGTTCTATCTGTAAAAGAATATTCTCTTACATCATCATTTTCAACTCTAAGTGAAAACACAAAGAAAGCACCTTTCTTTGTAACAGGTGAAGCAGAACCTTTTGCTATTCTTTTAGCGTCTACTAATGTTCCAAAATTTGTTTCTACTATTTTTGTCATTATTTTTTCCTCAACATTTTAGCTGCTTGACCAACACCCTTTATTCCAAACGATGCTGATATTGCAATAAATAATAAATACTGATACCAGTCTGGTAGAGTAGATAATACTGCAAATCCTTCATTAACATGATCTCTCATACCAGGAATAAAAACTAGAACGGCTGGGGTTAAAAGTACAACTAAAGCAAATTCGTCTTTCCAGCTATTGTCTGTAGCCTCTGCCATTTTGCCTTCCCACTCAACTTCTCCAGCTGCTACTTTTTTTGCAACTGTTGCACGAGCTTTGGCTTCTTCGACTTTGGCTTTACCGTCTGCTTTTGTTTTTTCTACTTTGTTTTCTAGCCATGTTCCAGCTAAATTAGCTATAGGCCCTAAGAACTGTAACATATCACCCTACATACATAAGTCTTCGTACTTAGTTGTATGAAGTCTGTGCTTTGACAAATCTCCATGCTTTCCCTTAAGTACATTTAATAACCATTTTATCATTTTTTAAACCTTTCATCTATCCAACATTTACCATAATATAAGATAAATAACCAAAAAGTAAATAAAATACCATCTATCCAGCCTAGATTATTCCAAGCATCAAGTATCATTCCACCATCCATATTAACCTCTCTTTTGTTTATATAACCATGCAAGAAAAATAATAAAACCTATAACTGTGCAGAATAAAACAAACCACCCAATATATTCCCAAATCTTTCTTATTAATTCTTGTCTGGCGTAAACTTCTTCTTTACGTTTTTTACGGATTTCTGCTTCCATTCTTAGAATTTCATTCCATGAATTAGCTCCGTAGTGAAAATTAATAAAAGATTTTAGTTCTTGCCTTTGTGCTTCTAACTTTTTCTTTGCAGTAAATGCTTCTATTGCAGATGCCTCTAATTCTTTGCCTTTAAATAACTTTTGAAGTGCCGAAGGGTTCTTCGTGGTCTTCTCGGCATTATCAATGTCGCTGATTGCAGACATCCAACGGCTTAAATCTCCACCCATAGCCTCAATTTCACGACCCATTGCGAAGCCTTTTTTGATAGCTCCGAAAGCTTTCGAGGCGGCGGTGATGGCTAAACCGATTGAGGCTGGATCCATTACTTCCTCAATGCGGCTTGTGTATTAATACGATAAATATTAACATCGTTACGATCTTCGGCTATCTGTTCTTGTGTTTGTGTCCTTTGTTGAGCTAATTCGTAAGCTTGCTGTAGTTTTGCTTGATCAACTTGAAAGTTCATCATGTCATTCATGGACTTTCTTTGTATTTCAGCCGTATCATTCTCTAATTCTTTCTGTCTTATGTCTACAAGTGGGTCTGGTTTTTGTGCAGGCTCGATCATAGGCATGATTTCTTTCAATATCTCACCAATTTGTTGTGATATTGCAGCTTCAATGGCTTCTGGTGCAATTTGTGGGACTGGTTCACCTCTTGCCATCACTTCTTCGGCTGCTTTTTGGAAGAATTTAGTGACTTGGTCTCTTGCTAACATACCAATGTGCTCTTGAACATGAGCTTGTAGCATTGCATAGCCTTGTGGATTAGCTTGAGACGCTAAATTAGACAAAAATGCAGCGTGAGCCATGAGATGTGCTTCGTGATCTTGGTCTGGAAACGCTTTTACTGGCTTTCCCATTATAGAATTAGCGTTTTCCGTAGCAGGATCCACGGGTGCTGGAGGTTGTGGAGGAGGTAAAATGCCATCGATGTTCTTAATATCGAGTGCATCGTACATTCTTCGATAAGCTTCGTACTGATTGTGCATTTGTGGAGCGGCTTGAGCCAATTGTAACTGCGTTTGTGCCAAAGAAAGACGTTGTGCCATTGAAAAAATGTTAGGATCACTGACTGGGAGTATGTCTACACGCCCATCAAAGTCTTGTTGCATTACTTCTGGTTGTACATTTCCAACAAAATACGGGTACGGCACTGGATTGTCGGCAAAAATCTCTGCCAACATTCTAAATTCTTGTTTTTGTCCGTAATGTAAACGCTTATGTATGCTTGAAATAATTTTTGAGCCTTGCTCGATCAAGGCAACAGTCGTTCCAACTGGTGCTTGTGAGTTTACGTCTGCTATTTTTGCATCTGCAACTTGAGCAAAACGTCTGCCAGAATCAACAACGACACCTAGTAACTGTGCTAGTGTGGCTGATGGCTCCTTGTATGGCAATGGTATGATTGAATTTTTGAGATCCCCGCCTGGGACATCGATGTCTCTGAACTCACCAGGATTAAGAGGCTCGTCATCATTACGAATACGAACACCCCTCGCTTTGAAACCTGCTGGAAGATTTGATAAAGTACCTGCATCTATTAACTGCCTTAAAATTGAGGTGGCTGCACGAGACAGTCCACCGATTGTGTGTAAAAGACCAAAGCCATAAAATCCAAAACCTGGTAAAAACTTAAAATGTACGAAGTATTGTCTTTTACGTCTTAGTTGATCTTGTTCCCTATAGTTCCTAACCACTGACAAAACTTGACCAGAGTTTTCGTCAATCGTAACAATGTATGGTAACATGATACCATTAGGATCTTCAAAGCCTTCCAAGTCGAGGTCAACATGGACTTCAAGAAGAGTATATACATCATCAGAATAATTTGGATGGAGTCCTTGCAACTCATCAGTAGTTCCTTGGATACTGCCTTCATCTTCTCCAGAATCTGTAGTAGATAACTCCACATCACGATATACTCCTGCTACTTGTAGTTTACGAATGTCATTATATGTCATTTTTACAACATGCGTAACCCTCTCGGCAGTCATTAAATCTGAAGCAGAATAAGGAACAACTAAATCTTCTGCAGGAACAAATTTTGAAACGGCTCTTTGTTTAGTTGGATCATAGTAAACTTTTTTAAAAGTAGAACCAGTTAATGGCAAATAAAACAACATTTGATCTGTGTCTGGATCATACTCTTCCATAACTTCCATGATTTGATAATTCATGAAATCTTTTATTCTTTGTGCTTGGTCTTCTGTTTGTTTGGTCGGTACGCCAAGAACTTGTGTTTTTACTGGACCACCAGCTGGTAACATTTCTTTATAGGCTTGTGATTGAAATTGTGTTGTAGCCTCGGACAATAATGGATGAGTCACGCCACTCGCACCAAGAAAAGGATCACTTCTGTCTTCGTAATTAATCCCTAATAAATTAAGTCCCTTGGCAATGGCTTCTTCCCAATCAGATCTTGACTCCATGTCTTCTCTAACTTTTTGTTGTAGATCAGATGAAAGAGAACCTAATATACCTTCTTCCATAACTTCTGCAAGATTAGCGTTATGATCGTAAGCCTCTGCCATAACTTCAAGTTCTTGACCATCATCAAGTTCAATACCCTCTGGTAGTTCTTCTGAATCATCTACGTCTATCTGTAAACTATCTTCTTCTGGAGTTACGTCCCCTCCACCTGGGCCCATTGCTGGTTCCACCATTGGTGCTATTTGTCTTGGTTCTTCTGCCATTATGTAATCCTTGTTGTTTTTTTCTTCTCTGGTAGCATAATATCTGAGTAACGGTTTGTCACGGTATATCCACCAAACACTCTTTTTTTACCACCTTTGTTTAATTTACTTAAACCTAGTTCTTTTTCCATTATTTTTCTAATGGCGTTATCCATTCTTGTTTGTAGTTCATCTAGTTTGCTAAATTCTTTTGCGATACCTGCTTTTATATCAACATCAAATTTTTTATCTTTAGACATTAGAAAGTTCCTTTAAATGTACCACCACGATTTTTCATAACACCACCCATAGCTTTCTTTTTGCCACCTTTTAGTGAATCTTTCAACTGAAGTAAAAGGTCAATGTTCCCTGGACCGATTTTCTTGATTTCTTCTTTTGTGAGATATTTATCTAATTTGTGTTTTCCAGTGAATTGTTTAATTTTTTTTGACATTAATAATATTCCCTTTTTGTTCGAGGGAACCAATCTTCGCCCTCATCTTCGCCTTGTAGTGATATAAAACCACCTTGTCTAAATCGCATGATTGCCATCGTCATACTATCACAATAGTCATCATGATCTCCGTTTGGAAAAGATGCCACTTCTTCAATAACATCTTCAGCAAACCTTTCTCCGTAAGGATACCACACTTTACCTCCTTCGAAAATAGGGGACACAATGTGCATCCTTGTCGTTTTGTCCAAGTTACCCCCTTTACGTCTTCCGGGACTAAATGTCAAAACGGGTAGATTTTGTAATCTTAGTTCATCTGCCAAAGGTTGTCCACTTGCTTTTGCTTCAATAAGCATCATGTCTGGTTCCCAATATTCATTCTGCTCTATTGCTATTTCTTTTAACTCTGGAAAATTCCATCGACCTTTTATTGCATCAAGTAAAATTAAATTTTGTTCACCATTTTTCTTAGGTTCAAATACACCCCAAGTTGTAATAGCAGAATAGTCGGCAGTTTCTTTTTTACTGTATGCCGTATCATAACTTTGAATAATATAATCCAACATGGGAACTTCCTCTTCTTCCCAAGGCATCCACCACTCTCTTTTGATCATGGCAGTTTCTTCTGATGTAGGATTTTGTTGCCACTGTGCATTCCACTTCATTGGAGACAATGACGCTTTGACTTTTAACAACTCGTCCTTGTTCCAAAATTCGGGCCACAAGATTTTATCATTCGGCAAGATTGCTGGAAACTCAATAATCTCCCACTGATCCGACATTGTATCTTTTGCCATTGCATCAACTAAACGACCAGTCAAATCTTTCTTTGACCATCTTGTCTGAACAATGATGATCGAACCACCGGGTTGTAATCTTTGTCTCGGTCCAGATGTGTACCACTCGTATGTATTATCATAAGCAACCGTGGACAGTGCATCTTGTTCCGAGTGCGGGTCATCAATGATTAAAAGATCCGCACCACGACCAGTCATTGCAGCACCCACCCCAGCTGCAAAATATTCCCCGCCAGCACTCGTTTCCCATCGTCCAGCTGCTTGGCTATCCTGTTTCAGATCCGTGTTTGGGAAAACATCGCCATAAATGGGATCGGCAATTAAATCACGAACCTTCCTACCAAATCTTACCGCAAGTTCCGTGTTCATGGTAGCTTGTATAATCTTTAACTTTGGATTACGGCCCAGGAACCACGAAGGCATGAGATAAGAAGCTAATTCAGATTTAGAATGTCTGGGTGGCATATTTATAATTAGACGTTTTAGTTTACCTTCGGCAATAGCCTCAAGTTTCTCTGCTATGATTTTGTGATGTCGCCCAACGATAAAATTCTCATATACATGAAGGGCGTAAGCCAAAAAGTTTTTTTGTGCTTTATCACGGGTGTCCAATTTCTTTTTCTGTTGTTCAAGCAGAAACAGTTCCTGTAACACCTCTTTAGGCAAAGTGTCTAAGTTCATATCCAAACAATAATATATCTGAATGAATTTATCAATCAAGCATATAGATAGGTATATAGTAACACCACACCGTATTTCTACCCCTCCCCCCTATTTGGTTTTAGATATTCATATGGGTTTGTGTATAGTAACCCCTTTCTTTTTTTTAAAACATTCAAAATTCGCAAAGCAAAATTATTTGCCATTCTTTTTCAAAGATGAATTTTTCGAATTGATAGACATTCGAATTCATCTAATGAAAAAGAATGTTTATTTTTTGCGAATTTTGAATGTTTTAGGGTGTCGGTTTTTTGACAAAACCGAGTTGGTGTGCCGTCAAATAATTGACAGTTTGTCAAAGTATTGACATCATAAAAACTGATATCTAGTATCAAAAAGTATTGTGGGAAAATATAACTTTTTCCTTGAGAATCCCATAAATTAATATAATATAATAGGTATAGGGTAATTAACCAACATAGATTTTAAAATTAAAATCGACCCTAGGAAAGGAAAAGGTTCTTATGTCAGATATCGAACAAGCTATTCGTGATCTAATCGGACAAGAACTAAAGGACGGCATTATCGAAGATGCAGTTTCTGAAAGTTCTTCTGTTACTGATCTCGAATACAAAGTTGAAGATCTCGAATATAAAGTTCAAAACTTCGAGGACTTCAACGAAGACGATATTGTTGATTCGGTGGTGAGGGAAGTATTTTCTCAACTTTCACAAAAGTTTATCACCGACTCTCAAGTCATTGTCGCTAAGTCTCACTTAGATGACTTAGCTTCTAAGATAAAAGCTCTAGAAGCTAAGTTGTCTGAAACAGACACCAACCAAAATCCTACTCAATAGTAGGTGTTGGGGACAAGAAATTGTCCCCTCCTTTTTAACCAAAAGGAGAAATAAATGACAGAGAATGATATTAAAATTATATTAGACGTTACTAGATCTTTAAGAGAGGGAATTAAAGAGAACCAAGACTTCTCAAAAAAGATTTGTGATGGTCTTCAAGAGTTGGTATTATTCATTACTAAATTGGAGAGACGAGTTCGAACCATCGAGGAGAATAGAATTCTTAATGGTGACTTTATTGAACTTGCCAAGTTAGTTAGTGAATTAAATACACGACTAATAACTGTAGAACATTATCAAAAGAAAAATGATAAATAAGTTTCTCATCACCGAGAAAAAAAGAGGGGAACAATTCGTTGTTCCTCTTTTTTTATTCTATTTGTCCCCTTTTGGTTTTAAAAGTGCAAAGGTTCGCAAGCGACCACTTCGTTACCTTTGCACTTTTCCCCAACTCATTTAATAGTGGACAGAGTCCCATAAATGCCTATAATTAAATAATAAACAAAGGAGAAATAAATGGCGATAAAAGAAACAATAACACAATCTCAATTTATGGACGCATTTAGATGTTCAGAATTTAGAAAAGACTCTTTTTCATATGAGGGTTTAAAAGTCTTATATAATTATCTTTGGGACTATTCCGAAGATATCGGAGACATAGAACTTGATGTAGTCGCAATCGATTGCGATTGGACAGAGTACGAAGATTTTAAACATTTTCAAGAAGAGTACAAAGATATTGGAAATATGGACGATCTAAGATATAATACAACAGTTTTAGAAATTCCAAATACTTCACGATTTATAATAGGGAACTTTTAAAGTTCCCTTTTTTTATTCAAGTATGTTTTTTTCTCTCTCAAGTGTGCAAAGATTCGCAGAGAGTATTTCAAAAAGATTTTTCAA